CCCATGGGTCGGCTGGATCTTCCGTTCCCGGGAGCCACACATGTGTGGCTCTCACGAGCAGCTTATGCTTCTCGAGGAGGTCCGCCACGGTCCCGGTCGACCAGGGTTTTACCCCTGGCCAGAGCTTAAGGAGCTTGGCAACGGAGGATGAAATCCTTCGTGCCAGCTCCCGAGGCCCAGACCGGGTCCGCGGGAGGACCCCCTCGGGGAGCATCAAGGCCAACCGGGAGTGCGCCAGGGTTGTCTGCGACTCCACGAAGTCATCGTGGGGACCGCAGTCATACCAGGGCGCACCCCGGGGACCCGGCTTCGCCGGGGGAGCCCCTTGGACCGCGTGAGGAACGCGGCTTAGGAGCCCCTCGGCGTCCTCCTCTGCCATACGGTAGACGGAGGACCCGGCGCACCTCCTCCATTGTCTGGAGAAGACGCCGGGACCCGGGTCCGTGGTCCCCCTATTAAGGAGGACCGCTAAGGCCTTCCTGTGCCTTCGAGAGGCCAAACGGGTGACGCTAACTTCATAGCCCTTTCGGGTAATGAACCCAGCGCCACCCAGCGACCTCGGGAGGCAGGGCTGGATCCCCACCTCCCTCAACCGACGGAGCGCTCGGGAGTGCAGCGTTTGCTGCACGGCCCAGAGGCTCCGGGGTTCAGCGCCCATAGCCATCAAGGACTCCACAACGGCGCCGGCCGCCAGATCACTCTGGAGGTCCGGGGCCACGGTGCACTGTGCACCTATGTGGAGCCCTGAGGTTGGGCAACTGAGCCCCCGGAGGACGATCGAGTTGTCAGCGGTGAAGCTGACAAACCGACGCCCCCCGGTTGGCGAGAGAGGTGAGGGGTCCGGCCCGGCTTCCTTTTCGAAGCACAGAAGCTCCTCAAGGAAGACCGCCCGTCCACTCCCGCTCCTCCAGTGCTTGCCCGCACTTGGTACCGCACCCGTCGCGAGGAGGAGCCTGTCGTACTCATCGAGCACGGCGGGGCTCCCGATCGTTAAGGCGTCGTCACCGCAGATGATCCATTTCGGACCACCCACGCGGACTTCGCCCGGATAGGTCGGTAACCAGGGCTCTACCCCCGCCGCCCGTTCCAAGAGGAACAGGTGGTAGAGGCAGAGAAGGCTCCAAGTAGTTGGGAGGCCCATCAGGATCCCCCGGGTCGTTACCGACCTGGTGGAGAGTGAAGGCCACTCAACGTCTTGGGGCCCCGAGCAGGCCCGGAGGCCGAGTACTTCCCCCTCCCGGAACCGACCAGAAGCGATAAGCCCTTCGGCCATCGCCTGGGTCAGCTCCAGGGGGAGGAGGTCGGTCGCCCGCGTCAGGTCCGAGGACAGGACGTGGCCTTCTGTGGGCAGCAGCTGTCCAATGGCCGCCATAGAGCGACCAAGGAGCACCTGCTCGAGAGCGGGTTCACGGCGTAAGCCGATGAACAGCCGCTCCCGGGCAAGGTGCCCGAGGACAACTGCCGCACCCTCAGATTTGGTCACGACCCGAGCCTTCAGGCCTGGTTCGCGGACGACGGTAGCCGAAGCGCGGGGAATCGGGGAAACCCGACGACCCGCCTCCTGGCTAACCCGGACTTCGGTAACGAGGTCTGCCCACTCCTGGTCCAATAGGCCAGGGGGGCGGGGCTCGTTAACCGGAGGAGCGGCGTCCAGAAGCTCCCTAACGTAGTCCGTCAACCCGCCTGACCGGCGGGTCCTCTCCAGGCACGCCGAGCCCGAAAGCATCGTTAGATGCACG